TGGACTCTACTACGGACGAAGCAATACTCCGAGCAAGCCACGATGCGCGGACAGAAGAAGACGAAGCGATACTTGAAATAGCCGAGAGGCAATCAACTCCGGCAGACAAGTATCAGCATTACGCTGCGGCAACAGGGATCAAGTTAATGCGGGATAGTGTAAAAAATCTGCGCCCTGCAAAAACTGTGCGGGAACTATCTGAGCTCGATCAATTTATTCGGCGTAACTTAGGGCTAAATGCCAAGTCAGGAGGGAGCAGCAAGATGCAAATTGATATTTCTATTTTGAATAACACAAAAGCAGATCGTGGAGAGGGAGCAGTCAAACCAGTAATTGATTTAGACTAATGATTTATGACTTTGATTCAGGAGCTCCTGAATTTGAAGGGGCATATTATCATCCTTCAGATGATCCTTATTTTTACAGGCAGCTTGATCCTGCTTGCTACAAAGGATTTTCGGAGCACGCTAAGTCTTTTAAGAAAAAAAGTATGTTGATGTTCAGCGAACTAAAAGACGCTTACATCGGAGTTGTAGAACACGCAAGTAACCCTTCGATTGCTTGTTATTCTATTGCGGGCACAAAGATTATATTAAAAGAAAAACACGGCCTTAACGATAAAGAAATTGATATGGCCCTTGATCAGTTGATGTCATGCGATCTTGGGCCGAGCACTCCATGTTTTTTAGATTCTACCGCGTTAGAATAATGAAAAAACTTTTTGCTAAACGGGCAGTAGAAGTAAACCCAAAGGTGCTTATTAGAAAAGATGAGCCCACAAAAAATGACTTTGGTTTTATTCGAAAGACTTTGGTGGGGACTTTTTTCAGAGTGGTCCCTTCGACAGCAAAAGAAGTATTGTTTATTCAAGCGCTTCCTAAGAACTACCTTGTGTTTACTCCTGAACACGGAAACGGACTAATTATATCGCCGTCATGTCTGAAGAACATGGCATAATCGTAGGTGTCGACAACGGCCTCGATGGGGGTTTATGTGCGATCTCAACTTTTAGCGGAAAGATAGTTAGTAAAACAGCGATGCCGTGTAAACAGCTAAGTAAGAAGCGGGAGGTTGATGCAAAAAAAGTCTACGACTGGCTGACCGATCTTAATACACCGTTTATCCTTGCGGTTGAGGAGCCCCTCGCACACGCAAAAAGTTCTCAGGCTGTTAGATCAATGGCATTAAGTTTTGGCAAGATCGTGGGGATGGCAGAGATAAAGGGTTTCGAGCTTTTCAGAGTGTCTGTCCATAAGTGGCAAAAGAAAATGTTAGGTAACATTCCAAAGGGGATGTCTAAAGTAGCTGCTTTGAATATTGCTGAAAGGATGGCTCCTGAAGAGAACTGGCTAAAAAACAAACGGTGCCGAACTCCGCATGACGGAATGATCGACGCCTACTTAATTGCTCAATACATTTTGACAGGTCGCAGCGACCGTGTATGATCGCGGCTATGGCCGACTCCCACTCAGATAGAGATCACGCGGAGTTTTCTCCGTCCGCCCTTAAATACATTGCTGGTTGCGCTGGCTATCACGGAAGAGAGGGGACTAGCGCGGCTGCTGAAAAGGGAACTCGAATCCACGAAGCGTTAGAGGTTAATGATACTTCTAATCTTGAGAGCGAAGAAGAGATATCTATCTTCGATCAAATCGTAGAAGAAGAGCAGTCGTTCTTAACTAACTATGCTCAAACGGGGAGGTCTCAGAAAGAAGACTTTAAAGAAGTTCAACTTACTGTGGAATTAGAAGGCACCGGAACATGGGGGACTTGTGACCGTCTTACGGTGTTTGATGATAACACAGGTATTCTTGCTGATTACAAAACGGGCATCAGTATAATTGACCCACCAGAAAAAAACTGGCAGGCGCAAGCATACACCGTAGGGGCCTTTCAAAAATTCAAAGATCTTAAAGAGATCATATTTGTTTTTTATGTTCCCGTTCGCAACGAAACTTTGTTTTACAAATTCACAAGAGATGATGTTCCCGCGCTGGTCCGCAAGCTTTCAGAGGTTATTAAGAAGGGGGAACACGTTAGACCAAAATGGGAAACAGGAACTCCAGAACTCTCTGATTTAACGCCGACAGTAAACTGTCGCTTTTGTCGACACGAAGATGCGTGTCCTGCTTTGGGGGGCTTAGTCATATCGGTAGCAAAGAAGATCAATACCGAGCTCCCAGATGTTGACATCAACTCTGTCGAAGACCCTGAAGTTATTGAGCAACTGTGGCTGGTGGCAAAAATGGTTTCTAACTGGGCGGATCAATTAAAGAAAAGAGCTATTGGCATGGCTAAAGATGGAGTTGAGTTTCCGAGTTTACGTCTAAGAAGCATGGGGGCTCCAAAGAAAGTAGAAGACAACATGGGACTCGTAGCCATAGCAGAACAGTTTGGTATGAGCGCTGAAGAAGTAATTGAATCCGCCAACTTGCCACTCTCAAAAATTGCAAAAGCCCTCGGTGAAAAAGCCGAAAAAGGAGAAAAGAAAAAAATTTCTCAAGAATTTGTTGACGCCTGCGTCGATGCGGGTATTGTCACGTCATCTCAAGCGAGACACACTCTCGCTTAAACAAAGAAACACGAAACACGAAATAACATGGCAGGAGAAATAAAAGAAGCCACCACGACGGAAATCATGTCCCCAGCGGCTATGATGATTGAACCAAGCGATATTGAGATCCCAAGGATCAACGTGGTGCAAAAGACATCTGAGATTGATGCGCCTTTTGGCAGCATCGTTTTAGATAAGCAGTTTGTCATCGCAGAACCAGAAACAGCTGTTGCGGCTATTCCTGTGTCTGTGTTGAAGGGTTGGAGGGAAGACATCCCGTATGATGATGACGAAATTCCTCGCATCGCTAATTCGCAAGAAGAGCGTGACGAGATTGCTAAGTCGTCTGATTACCCAATGTTGGAGTTCGCAGACATTACTTTGGCGATTGCAAAGCCAGAAGATGCCGCTGTGGAAGCCGCCTTCCCGTTTCCAATCGGAGACGAGTTCTTCGCTCTCGGTCGCATTAATGTGGCTAAGGATGCGTATCGTCAGACCTTCAAACGTCTGGCTACGTTTACCCTGTTTAACCCCGAAACTCCCGCGTTCACGAGGTTCTGGGACTTTACGTCCGCCCTCATTTCTCGCGGTAAGTATTCGTGGTATGCCCCATCACTCACGTTTACCGACAAGGAGACAAGTGAGGCCGTCCAAAAATTTGCCAATAACTTCTCAAGATAATGGCGGATTTTAATCATACGGTAATTGAGGAAGAGATCACCATGCTGGGAGGCATGATTGATGAACTCGACACGCAATTGGAGCAAGCAAAGCAGGGAAAAATAAAACTCGTCAACATTCGAGCAGCCCTAGCTTCTTCGATTGGAGTTGAATTGGAAATCGAAGACAAAGATCAGTTGAATCTGACCTTTGTTGTAGACGGAAAAGAAACCGAAATAGGAAGCGAGTAACCATTCGGGTATTGTGGCGGACTCGTTGTTGGGTCTGGTTATCTCATCGCCCTCGCCGTAACCACATAAAAACGGCGGCAGCTTACCCCCCTACTGGTTTGTTCAGTGTCCAGTAGGGGGGTCTTTTTAAGACATGAAAACTTATGCACTCGATTACGAGACTTATTATGACAAGCGCTGTAGCATACGGACGCTCGGGCCTATGGGTTACTTTACCCACCCAGATTTTGACGCATACATGCTCACAGTCAAAGGGACTGACGGGACAGAATTTGTTGGGCACCCCAAGGAGTTTAACTGGGACTTATTAATTGGGAATACGGCACTGAGCCACAACGCATCATTCGATGAAACCTTATATTTATATGGAGCCTCCCAAGGGTGGTGGCCGGAAGTCAGCCCCCTCGTCTGGCACTGCACAGCCGATCTGGCGGCGTATGTTCGACTTCCTCGTTCTCTTAAAGGCGCGACTAACAAAGCGTTTGGGATTGAAGTAGATAAGAGCACCCGCGACAACATGAGCGGGAAACGGTGGGAGGCAATGACGGAAGAATTCCGTGCGGAAGTTAGTCAGTATGCGATGAAGGACGCAGAACTATGTCTGAGATTATGGGAGACATATAGCGATAAGTGGCCTGAAGAAGAGCGTCAAATAAGTTTGTTGAACCGCCGGATTTGTCAGGGGGGCATACCAATTGACTCTGAACTTTTGAAGAAACAGCTAGAGGTTATAAACGAAAAGTTATTTGAGGCGGAGTCTGCGATCCCTTGGCTTGGCACGAAGCCGCTGCTAAGTCGCGCTGCATTTGATGAGGAGTGTCAAAAGGTAGGGATAGAGCCTCCGGCTAGTCTTGCGAAGACCAACGCTGAGAGTAAAAAATGGATCGACTACAACAGTAAGAAGCACGACTGGATAGAGGCGACACAAAACTGGCGGAGAATAAACGCGATCAAAAAGAAGGTAGAGAGTTTTGATGTAGCTACGATGCCTGACGGTAGATACTACGGCGGGTTTATGTATTTTGGAGCGCACACTGGAAGATTTAGTGGGAGCGGAGGAAATCTTAATCTTCAGAACTTACCCCGTGACGAAATGTTTGGGGTGAATCTTCGCCATCTAATATCAACAAAAGAAGACAAGCGATTAGTAGTAGCCGACTTGAGCCAGATTGAAGTCCGCACTCTTTGTTGGTTAGCGGGAGACAAAAAGATGCTTAGTGAAATTGAGGAGACTGAAGATATTTATGAAGCCTTTGCAATTCGTTTTGGTAGTTGGGACAAAGATAAGGGGGTTTTGAAACAAGAACCAAAACTACGGCACAAAGTAAAAGCGATGGTTCTGGGGTGTGGTTACGGAGCAGGTAAAAAGCGTTTTGCTGAGATGTCGGGCATGACTCAATCAGAAGCTGACGCGGCGGTAGATTTGTATCGGGCGTCAATGGAAACGGTTACGCGGTTATGGCAGCAATATAATTCTGACATTAGGGGCGCTTACACGCTATCGGATCAAAACATCCCCACTCCGTTTACTGTCGATCTCCCAAGCGGCAGGTCACTAGACTACGGGCTCATATCTGCCGATAGGATTGAAGGGGGCAGGTTACAATACTGTGCCCATTTCCCAAAAGGAGCTAAGATGATTCCGATAAAACTGTGGGGCGGGTTTGTAGCTGAGAATGCGTCACAAGCACTCGCTAGAGATATTTTTTCAGACATGCTTGTAAGAGTGAATGAAGCAGGCCATAACGTCATTATGCACGTCCACGATGAAATCGTAGTTGAAACAGATGCAAACAAAGCGGAGGAGGTTCTGAAGGAAGTTTTAGGGATTATGTCGACCCCGCCTGCTTGGATTCCCGACATTCCTCTCTCTGCCGATGGAACAATTTTAACTCGCTATACTAAATGAACTACAGATACATTGAAAATCTACGCTCTTCTGCGGCTCTTAAAGCATCAGACATTTCTTCGCTGGGGAAACCATTACCTTCTTTTGCATCAAAAGCAGAGTATCGAGCATGGTGCGCTAACCTCAAAACAAAGCACGTTTTTTACAGCACAGTCGAGGGAAGAGCTCCATCTAAAAGGATCTCCACCGAGAACCCTGCCAACAAAGTTTATGGCATCGTAGCCGACTACGATGCGCCGGTAGACTGGTCTCTTGTCGACGGTAAGATAGCAACGCTATGTGGTAAAAATTCTCCTACATGGAGGTCTAAGACCTACAGCGACTACATTAGATTGGTCTGGGAATTCGAGCAGGGGGTTCCTATTCCTCCGGATATGTTCCCAGCGTTTGCTAAGGAATTAAAAAAGATTCTCCGCCTCAATAAAATTTTTGCTGGGTTCGATGAGACATCACTAAACCCATCACAGTATTTTGAGTTAGGATCCGAGTGGACAAAAATTGGGACTCCGTTACCGAAGTCAGTAGTCCACACAGCTTTGTTAAAAGCAGCTGAGACAAACCCTCCGCAATCTGGGGACACAGCTATACCCATCGATGTTGTTGCGGACAAAGTAAAAACTGACTATGGGCACAGATGGGTAGGCCCCTTTGACGTGGGGAGCAGAGGACCGTTATTTTGGATCGACGATGGGATAGATCGTGAAGGGTGCCAAGTAGCCGAAGATGGAATGATTTGCTACAGCGACCGAGCTGGCAGAGGGTTTTTATCTTGGCGGGATATATTCGGGCCTTCGTTTGTGGAAGACTACGAGCAGAAAAAACTCGGGTCTCTTTTGGATGAGTATTGGTTTAATGGAAAAAAGTTTTTTAAGCTGCTCGATAATATCGCGGTAGAGATCCCACGAGATCAACTTGTTTTAGAATTGCGACAGATGGGTTTTTGCCCCAAGCAGAAAAAGGGGAAACCGTTATCAGAAGTAGAAGCCGCCGTGCTGGTAGTAAGTAATCAAAATAGGATTACTGAGATCGCCCCCGTGGTCTTTTCAAAGGAGCGGGTCGTTGAAGAAAGCGGTAACCGTATTTTGAATACATCAACAGTAGAGCCTGTTGAGCCCGCTTCGGATGGAGATCCCCAACACTGGCCGTTTATTCACGCTTGGCTGCACCAATTGTTTGAGAACTCTACGTCTCGTCCGACGGTTGATTATTTCTTTGCGTGGATGAAACGCTTTTACGAGGCGATATTAGATCGGGAAACCCGACAAGGGCAGGCGTTAATTCTTGTTGGGCCGACGAATAAAGGGAAGAGCTTGCTATCAAACCGTGTTATTTCAGGTCTTGTCGGGGGTTTCTCTGACGCCTCTGACTATCTATCGGGCCATACCAAATTTAACAAAGACCTTGGCCGAGTCGCGTCGTGGGTAATCGACGACACCACCAGTGCGAGTTCTTTCCAAGATCAACGGAAAGCAACTGAACTTATTAAGAGGGCTGTGGCGAACCCACGAATCGAGTATATGGCTAAGTATGCCGATTCGATTTCAATTCCATGGGCGGGAAGAGTAATCATGTCTTTGAACATGGATGCTAATAGCTTGTCGGTTATCCCCGCGCTTGACAGCAGTAATCGTGACAAGCTGATGGCTTTACGTATAAGCGATAATGCTACTAGCAACTTCCCCCCAAACAAGATGCTGGAAGCCACAATAAAAACAGAGCTCCCACACTTTGGGAAGTGGCTTCTCGATTGGGTAGTGCCCCAAGAGATTGAGTCTTATGGGAGATTTGGAGTAACCAGTTTTATTGATGTGTCGGTCTCATCAGCAGCTTATGACAACTCTAGCCGGTCAGCGGTTGCTGAATTAGTGGAATTCTTTTCCAAGAAGTGCCGCGCTCTTAATGACACACTGAGAACATGGGAAGGGACACTCACAGAGTTCCAAGTGACTCTTCATGATTTGAACAACGGCAGAAGTGTGGGGATGTCGAACAACCTTGAGTTTGTTCGACGGGGGATGTCTGCTTTGGAAGAGGCCGGAAAAGCAAACAGCGGGATACGTCCTGTAAAATCAGTTGGGCAGGGAGGGGGTAAAGTCTGGACGATTAACATCGAACAGAGATATGATATTATTCCTGCCGCTATTGCGGTCTCATAATGAAGACGGTGAGCGTAAGGCCGAGATCGGAATATGATATCCTGACACTTTGTATTTGAACCCGTAGTCGTCCTCGTCGCCTTTGCGTTTAAACTCGCCTTCCGAAAGAAGTCTATTCTTTGTAACCCAGCCTAGCATCCACGCTCGGGTAAGGTCTTTACGGACGCGGACGAAAAAATAGTGGCTTGCTTTGAGGGGCTTTCCTTCAGGACAGACTACAGAAGCAGTGTAGTGCGAGCGAGGTTTGTCACGGCATGTCTTGGACTTAACGTCGATTTTTCTATTCCCAAGTAAGTAGTCGTGAGTAAGGCTAAAGTTGCCCACGTATTTTGATTCAGGAAATAGAAGCTCAAACCCAATTTCACCCAAAAAGCCAGTCATGCGACCGGCTCCACGGGTGAACGAGTTAGGAAGAACGCCGAGATTTTGGCTTCGCTCAAACGCCTGCTTGACGTTTTCAGAGTTCGGGGTGAACTTAATAAGTTTGCTCCGTCCCTCTTTAGAAAATTGACGGGGCAGTTTTTTCTTCATCTACCAGAGATGTTTGCACGCCCAATACCGCGCTGTGGTTTTATCTTTAGCGGTGGCGCAGTTATGACGAGCACGAAAGTTTGCGCGACGTTTAGGGTTCTTGTGTTTTGTAAAATCAGAATAATCTCGATGACCGTAAGAAACTTTTTTTATTTTGTCCCCCTGTTTACCGAGAACAACAAACTTCTTCTTGCTCCCCTTCGGAGCCCGCTTTGGTTTGTTGAACCCCGCAAACGTCTCGCCGAGATATGATATCCGGCCAGAGGGCAGACGCTTAAATCGTTTAGCAGCCACGACTACATCTTGCCTTTTGCGGCTTTCTTTTTAGCCATCTTCGAGGCTGGCTTTTTATGGACAAACCCTTTAGCCGCGAGTGCCAAATGTTCTTTTTTGTTTTTCGCCATAACGGCTTTCTTGCCATCCGGTGAATACATCATGTGTGGTTTAACTTCGTCTTTTCCTTTCATGGACTATTTTTTGGTTTTACGTTTTCGTTTAGACGGCGACTTACCCGACGCTCTTAAAAATGCTCTTCGCTCCGCGTCGGTATATTTAGCGCGAGTCTTTCCACGGGCTTTAGCTTTACGTTTACGTTTAGTTCCTGCTGCATATTCTGCAGCAGACAAAGATTTAATCGCAGCGTCAGGCAGATATCGCTCTCCTGTTTTAGAAGACTTCTTGCCTGATTTGGTTCGCCACTTCTGCTTTGTCCAGTTGCGGAGGGATTGTTGTGATTTTCGTAAAGCCATAATTTATTAATCGCGATACCCTCCACCAGCTTTTTTATACCTCAAACTTAGCAATTGCGCTTTACGCGCCGACCACACTCCACGAGGCCCACCTTTTGATCCCGCTTTAATCCGCTGAAACAGCCGCTTTCGCATAGCTGGTTTTGTGTAGTTACCGGCTTCGTTGACGCGGGATTTAGATTTTTTCTTTTTAGCCATTATACTTTGAATCTTTTGCAAAATCTTTCCCACGCAGGGAAGAACAGCTCTTCTATACAGACTACCAAACTTTCTTCCTCGAAAGAATCTAATCTATCAAGACCACTAAAGGCTAGGCACGCGTGTAGCATCTCATGTCGAACTGTTGTTTTTACTTCTGCTGGTTTAAGGGCGGTATCGACCACTATTGTTTTTCTCTCGTGTGAGTAATATCCGTAATATCCTTTTGAACGATTGTTCTCATCGCTTAGGTCTTCTCTGATAATCTTAACAGGAACTCCTGCTATGTGGATTGATTTGGGGAGAGTCATCCGCCTGCAAATTTGTTTAAGGCTCTAGCATAAACCCCAGCCAGTTTACCTCGATTGTTATTTATCATCATCCACTCTTCGCAGTTGCTCCCGAAGAACGGTTCCGCGATGACAGCTATAGGGCGCACTTTGCGGAGCAGATATGAGCCCCGTTGCTTTGCTGCTCTAGGCTTCGCCCCTCTGGATTTCATATCAGGATAAGATTTCTCCATTTCTTCTTTCAGAGCGTAAGCTAACTTACTGCCACCTTTGCTGGCGTGCCAGTAAAGCCACTCGTGCCCTTCAGCTTGTGGGGTGGCCGAGTTGAAGTGCAACTCGACGACCGCATCTACCTCATCGTCGATAAGTTTTTGGGCGAGGTAATCAACAGCGCCGACATAGGTGGGGTCTTTGTAGTCGTTGTAGATCACATAATCCATAGTAAGAGCGGGGGCTATCCTACGAACTAAATCAGAATTAAACGTAAACTCTGAAATAGAATAGCCAGACTCGCGAGCAGTCATAGCTCCTTCGTCTCCTTGACGAGAATGCCCTACTGCTAACCCAATCTTCATTTATTAATTAAACGGTAAAGAGATGCTATTCCTACCGCGATGCCGACAACTAGCGAGCCTACCCTCAGCCAATACTCAAATTGCTCCTGCATACTGGTAACAAGACCAATGACCGGAGCGGCCATCCCAATCAAAGAGTCAAATATACGTGTGTTAAAGATCATTCGCCTATGTTGCTAAGGGGGTCACGGTTGTAGAGCTTGTTCATTATCTGATCCACTTCTTGCTCTAGTTCACCAATTTTTAAGTTCTGCCTAACGTCATCCGGCAACGAACCGCTCCCCCACTTTCCGGCGGGCCAATCGCGGACAAAGATTGCGTGCTTATCTACATCTTTCGCGATCATCTGGATTTGAAAATCGTTATGCTGAACGCTGCTCTGTAAGTTACTCGCCCACCAGACAATGCCTGCTGCTTGCACAGCGAGGCCAATGCCAAGCGAAACTAGAAACTTTGTATCCATTATTTACCAATGATGATGGCCCTGCGGTAAGAATAGTCGCTGTGAAATCTGTGTTCTTCACGACCTACAAGAACCCCCTCTTTGAATTGATACGACCTACCTTTAATCAGTGTGATCGTCGGGGGATCGTATAATGCGCTGGCGTTCGCGCTCGATGCGTTTTGAGACGCGCTCGATGAGCAACTTGCTATGAGCATCGCCAATGGCAGCAAGGCCATCAAGGCGATCTTCCAAAGCGTCGAGATGTCGGTCTCTTCGCAGTCGCACATGTTCGACATAAGCCTGAAGAGCAGCGGTTAGTAGTTTAAAGAAATGGCTCACTTACTCTTGGCTTTGCCCACATTAAGGGCGAGCCACGATACAACGGCTGAAGCGCGGGAGACCCACTTATTATCACTCTCGTTCGGAGTCAACGTAGCAACAAGAGAAGCTACGGCGATTACACTCGCTGCGATTTGAAGCAGGGTGTCTACGTTTTCTGTAATGTATTCGATCATAGGGGTAAAAGTTACATGATGTTTAAAAGAGTCCCACCAGAACCAGTGGGGTCAAAACGGACAGCGGGCTTGGCCGCACCGCGATGAGCATCGAGTTGTTCGTCGAGGACTCCTCGGCAGACGCTCCAATGATAGTTGGCTCTTTCAAGGTCTGCGTTCTCTTCAGCAATATTGCCGAGCATCGCGTGCTTGATGGCGCTTAGGCTTGAGATGTGGATTAAATCCGTTGGTTCTAAAAGACTTGTAAACTTACGCTTTAACAAAAGACGAAGAGAGGCTTTTTGATTATTCACATCAACTCTATATCGACGATAACGACCTACTTTATTTGGCTCTCTTAAAGTAGCTAACTTAGTCGAAGGAAAATGAAAAATACTTTCCCCTCCGGTCGCGGTCCAAAGATTATACTCGCTAGTGGAGCGATAGATGTAGACTTCTTTTTTATTCGTATCAATTCCGGTAACTGGATAATAATTACTCGCAGGGTCTATTTCGGCACCGGATGATCCTCCGTCTGAAGCGGCGTTAGCCCAACCGTTAAAACTAAGAATATCGCCAACTTCTATCCCGCTTACGTCAGTTAGCGGGACAATAATAGTTGTCGAAGCTCCTGCGCCCACTGCAGGAATTGTTTGTTTAATAGTTGTCCCGTTTAAAGTTACTGCTTGATCGCTTGGTGTTATCGTCACTGGAATAGCGACTACATCTACATTTGCCCCTAGATCAGTCCCACCTGTCTTAACTTGTTCAACTGACGATATATCTATATCTGTAGTAGATAAAAATGATTGTCCGTTTAAAACAAATCTTTCTGTCTTAGACCCCGCTGCAACTGTAAAATCAACTTCTATAAATGTGTCACTAACTCCTGTGGGGAGCGCCATAGCGGGGAAAACGGGGAGAACAACGAGCCCATATCCTGTGGGGGTTGTGTAAGAAAAATCTGAGATGGGTTTTATTTCTTCAATAGTTGACGAATAACCGTCGTCTACAATTCCGAATGAAGCCAGCGTGTTCTCGCCGTCGCGGTCGTTGCGGCCTACGATATTGTAATCGTGGAACTGAGCGCGTATTTTTTGCGGGTATGAATAATCTACACTATCCCCAGTCGGGTCGAGAAGAGCCGCAACAATAGACTCGGCGTGGTCGGGGATTGTAAATGTTCCGTCGGAAGTAGATACAACGTGCTCAAACAAAAGGTCTCGCCACAGCCCCATGTTGTAGAGGCGGGGTAGGGCGAGGTTCAGTTCTTTTCTAAACTGTGGGGCACCTTCAACACCTTGCGCTGCGGGTGATCCGCACACAGATTGAAGGGCATCAGTTACCCCTTGAGCGGTCAACGTGGCCATAACCCACGCTAACAAATTTTGAGTTAAGGGTCAAGAAACAGGGATCAAGCACGAACCCTGTCCATTACAATCGGTTGCCAAGATACGTCGCTAGAAATTTTTTGAACAACGCGCTCGTTAAGATTAACGGTGCCAATGTGGGCATGGTAGGTGCTAACAACGTAATCAGGATCGGGGGGTTGCGCTAACCTTCCTGTTGTGGTGTTTCCGACTGTTATTGGTCCCGTAACGCTGCCAGACGGCACCCCTATTTGCACCCAACATTTTTGAACATTAGGCGATTCTTCAAAGTCTACTTCCCAGCACAAATATACTTCGCCGTAGCCATCGAGCTGATGAAACGTGTGGACTCCGTCGAGTTTTGAATCCATTGCCGCCCCATCTTTTTCATTAATATTGGGAACCTGTTGAGTGATATTATTGATCGAGCTTTGTCCGGCCCCACTGCAATAGGTGATCTGCGCCCCGCCTGCTTCTAATCCTGTGACCGTGTGGGTTAGTTCACTAGAAGAACTTCCATCAGTCTCTTTTACCCCCGAGGTTGTGTCGGTGCTAACCGGCTGACTTATGGTGTGGGTGTGTGTGATGTCGTGACAATGGTCCGCAGTGCTGGTGTCGTAACCTGAACCAACACCATAGTATCCCCCAGTGCTCTCTAGGTCAGGCCCAGATTTTGTAGGGCTTTGAAGCGTAGTTGTATGCGTGTGCGGGTGATCGTGAGCATGATCAGGGTGCGCGGTTACGGCGACCGTGCTTTGGGTAAACTCTAACGTGAATGTATCTACCCGCCAGTGGAGTTCTCCGTAGGCAATCTGCGCCCCGTCGTCTCCGTGACGCAAAGCAAATGCGTGGGGGCGATACAAATGCGGGTCGTCGTAATCGACGTTAGCACAATCGAGACTACCAATAGATCCCCCATCTGGAAGATTCGGGTCGTCAATCTGGTCAGATAGAACGTCTGGGATATTTTCTTCCATCAAGAGGGATGGTGGATTTGCACAATCTCAAGAAGATAGCCTCCCCTAAATGGGCGCTGACTAGCGGCACCAATAAAAGGATCATCTGTGGGCCAATCAGATGGAGTTGACGGACCAACAAATGGTTTTGGGAAACCGTATTCTCCTAGTTTGTAAACCGGATCATTCGTTCCGATAAAGTCGGTCAGCGTGATTGCTTCAGTCAATACGTTGCTGACGCGGACAGAAAACTGCACACCGGCATATGCGCCGCTCACGGTTTTAAATATTACTGGAGCAGGAGGGGTCATGGCTGTCCGCTTCCATATCTGCGTGACAGTCATTTTTGTTGGGCCGCTGAATCCGTCTTTGCCTTCTTTGTTTTTTACAGTGACTACTGTTTTTCGAGAGCCGTCTTTTTTCTCAACCGTAGTAAAAACTAAACCGCCGACAACAGAGGGCCATGTGTAATTTTTATAAGTTGTGTAAGTTCGCAATACTTTGCCAGTAGTGCTGTGCGTAGAATCGTCGTCTAGTCCTTGTGGAATGACATCTTGGATAGTCACTTGCCACCAATCATGGCTCAGCTGGCGGCAGTCTATGTTCTGGCCCGTGTCCATGAGCCCCCAGTTTTGTTTATCAATCCACTGTTTAGATCCGGCTATCCGATCAGTTACGCTGCCATTGAGAGAAGGAGTGGGAGTTTTGAACGTCTCACCCCGTCGGATTAATTTAACTACCGTCTTCAAAGACCCCTCGGTAGTTGGGTCGAGGCGCTGAGTAACAATGTCTACTCTTCGGAAATACAGTTTCTGCTCGACGACAAACAATCCGTCGAGCTCTTTGTCTCCGATTCTTTTTTGCTGCCTACTGTAAAAAATATAATCCGTGCTAAAGTCATCTACTTCATCAACGCCCGCAACGTAGACATTGTCATGGTTTACCACATTTTCAGCATTGAACTGACTCGTTGGATCCGGCATCGCATCTCCTGCTGCAGACCCGCCGGTATCACTAAACGAAGAACGTAAGGTAACGTATGTCCTCGTTACTGTGTCGTATTTGTTGCCGCCAAGGTCGGCTTGGGCATACTCAAAGTTGTAATCGTCCTGCGAGGCTCTATCGGCTGCGTAGTAATACTCATACATCAGGCCATTTGCATCGGCCTGCTTGACGAAGCACAACTTGTGGTCTTTAAAGTTTTCTGTGTCAGGGTGCGCGGTCCCGTAGGCGGGCGGTGTCTTGCCCACTTTCTGCGCGTCAACCGTCTCAAAAAACAGAAGGTCCGCTACCTTCGGCGAGACGAAAGAAAGGACGGACTGCCTCTGCGGGCTGGGCTGATTCCTAGATACAGGCACCTGTCGAGTATATTCAAACGAAGCTAGATTTCAAGTGGTTAAGCCGGATGCGGGGGGCCACATGTGGGCGTATTCCAGTAGAATCGTAGCATTTCTGGCAAAAGCTAATGTCCTCGAAAATAAGGTCTTTTGCGGTGAATTCGTTGCCGGTGTGTGGGTGAGAGCACCCGTCGATCTCGAACTCATTGAGGGGATAGTAGGGATAATTCATCTGCTCATACACAGATCGGTGGACTCTGGTGAACCCAAACCCGCACCAGTCCACAGGGATAAGCCGTTCTGGGTTAGACTGCGCTATCTTCTGAAGGCCCTTCGCCGACAAGAAAGGCATATGATGCTTCTTGCGGAAGTATTCTTCATCCCAGTCTCCGACCATAGCGTGGTCGTTATCGGCTGCGCGATACCAGCCTGTGACGAACTTCTTCTCAGGGCTAATACTGATAAGATCTTCTACCTGCGTAATGGTGAAGTGAATGTCCGAATCGATCCAAAACAGCCATTCCGCGTCTGGCGGCGACGGATCCGCGAACCCGCCACCGCAACTAGCAAGATAGTTCCTAGCAAAATTAAGGAACAGTCCGTCACAGGACAGGATCGCGGAGTCATTTGCATCACACCACTGCTGCAAGCGCAGCCATTGAGGGAACAACTTGCCCTGAATCCCACGATGGTCAATCGGGGTCAGGAAAGCGCACCTCATGCCGCATATTCAGCTTCGGCATCTTCAGAAGCCTCAGCCTCTTCAGGCTGTGGTTCGTCAACTGCGATCTTATCGAATAGGTGAGTGGCAGCTTTAGCCACGTTGATTCCACCCGCTTTCACAGCGATGTCAATGAGTTGGGCGAGAGCGCGGCGTTCGTCGTCAGTTAATTCAATTTTAGCCATGGGGGACGCTAGAAAGAAAATGGTTCGGGTTCAACTATTTTCTTCTAAATAGGCCGCATACTCAACAGGTTGATGGGTCTGCTTCCACTGCTGGAACGAACTTTCATCTTCCAGTGCATCGGTCTCCGTGCTGGTGAGAAGCGTGCCTTCATCGGGGATCAGGAGATAAGAACCTCCGTCTGCCGTCTCAGCTATGACAAAGGGGTAAAGAAACGCAGTCACATCTTCTTCCCGTTTGGGTCTAGCCAATCGTTGCTCCCAGAGTTCAGAACTCCTTTGTTCTGCCCCACCGATTGAGTCAAATTTTAAATACCTCATGCGAAGTCAACTTCGTTGTAGATGGCGATATTTCTTTCTAAGGCCAGTTTTAGACTGTCGCTCAGAGCAGCTTGCCCAGACCCCGCACTGGAATCAAAAACGTAAACTTCTCTGCACAAACCATTAAGGGGGTTATTATTTATGTATCTACAGCCAATTCTAAATCTACCAGAATTGCTAACGTGCTTATCTTCGTCTACGTCCATTGTGGTTTCAACCCCGCTTACTCGAAGGATTATCGACTTGCCATCCCCGCTTTGGGAGCTGGATCGTTGCCTATCGTAATAAGAACTAACGATCATACGGACATTTGTAGGTTTACTCGCTGCGCTGTCCTCATCGTTTCCATCTACAGCCAATCTGTATGCGGCAGTGTTTAAACCAAACATATCAACGCCGTCGTTGAAGTTATCAAGATTAGATATAAGCCCCGCGCCCCCCGTAAAATCGAAAGTTACGCCAGAAAAAATAAAACTAAAATTATCGTCAGTATTAGGTAATCTATAGTTAGCCACCGAAAGAAAATCACCCGCAGCACTGTAACCGCCCGACGTAACAAATTTGAGGCCCTTGTTAAAAACACCAGAAGAAATTAGTTCGGGTTGTTGGGTGTGTGTTGTAGACGTAGCATCAGGGGCAGTCGCATACCCGTTCCAAACCCCGCCTCCTTGTTGAGTGCTAGTGTTGCCACTCTGGTTATACCACGTTGTGATGTGCGCTGTGTTGCTGCCCACAAAATCCCGAAGAGTCCCTCCGGTGCTCACCGTGCTATTTAAGCTCACTTCTCTATTATGGAATGCAACGTCCGCTTCGTCGTCATCTCCTGAACCGCCTCCGGTATCCCTACGGACACGAATAGCATTTCCGGTATAACCAGCACGTAATTGACGAAGCCCATAAGCCAACCTAGCTGTTGGCATCCCACTTATATCTAACGGAAAGGGGACATTTCTTCTGGTTGATCCCCCAAGTGATGGTCTTAGGATCATATCAAGTTGCCAAACACTGCGTATTTGTTGGACGAAATTCTCACGATAGTAGCGGGTTGGTAACCTTGGGCCAAGGTGACGGTTCCGTTAGTGACCCCGTTGATTGACATACTGTTGGAAGCAACAATATCAACATCCGCTTCGGGGTTTAATACGGTCGCGTTGAAACCTGCGCCGATATCGCTAGTTATAGAAATCTGATCAAAGGAAGCGGAAGTCCCGTTAATAAGAGAACCGTTATCTCCAGAGGACAAAGTAAAGTCTGCGCTCTTATCAACCACATAAACACCACCTTTGATGGGTCCGCTGACCTCAAGGGTAGTAGCGGGGGACGCTGTGCCGATGCCGACTTTTCCGTCATTTTTGACCCGCACTTGCTCTGTTGCGTTGGTAAAGAACCTGAGGTCTTTGTTATCGCGGAGGTTGAATATTGCGTTTCCATTTGTCTCCTGCCCAATGTCGATACCAGTATTTCCTGTTTCAACAATTCGGACGTAAGCATTAGAGCCTGTCTCTTCAACATGCAGCTTAACTGAAGCGTTGGGTGCCGTAGTGCCGATGCCGACGTTGCCGTTTGAATCAATGCGCATCCGCTCCACATTGTTCCCGCCATTTGTTCTCGTGGAAAACTGCAGATAGCCATCGTAATCTCCAGCCGTTGCGTTTTCTTTTCTGCCAGCAATGCTTGCAAAAAAAGTATCACTAGTTCCACTATATGTTCCCCCCAACGAAATCTGGCTCCCTTGATTAATCGCGGCTGATTCTGTGTTGCTTAAGTAAAGCTGACCACGCCCGTGAACAACAGAGTTTGCGCCGCGAATATCAGCCTGTGCTGTTGGACTAGCCGTGCCGATGCCGACAGGTTTTTGGAAGGTGACC